GATCGAGTACGGAGGTTTTGGCTGGCTTACGAAAATCTGAGCCTTTCCATCAATGGCATCGTAGACACCGCTCGGCGGCTCTGCTTTCATCGGCTCCCACGCGCTACCGCTGTAGATATAGGACTTCTGCTCGGTCGTGTTGTACCACAAATCACCCTTATGCTGCTTTTTCAGTGCGTCCGTTGTCCACGACTTAGCTGGGTCTGTGCTCTGCCGCCACGTTTCCGCTTTTCCGTCTATCTGATTCTTAACATCAGCAAGAGTGTTTGCGTACTCTCCCTTGATCCAGTTGTTAAGAGAGGAGTCGTCAGTATATTTATTTCTTTTTTCCCAGTCTGTAGCATTAAAATTTCCGCTCTCTCTCGCAGTCGTACAGGTCATAATATCTGCACTGGAAGAATCGAACCATAAGTCACCCACATCATACGGCGTAGTTGGCTGCTTAACGAAAATCTGAGCCTTGCCATCAATCGCGTCAAATACGGCTTGCGGCGGCGTTGATGTCATTTCCTGCCATGCTGAGCCATTATAGATATAAGTTTTCTGGTTCTCTGTGTTGTTCCACAAGTCGCCCTTATGCTGGGCTTTCAGCTCATCCGTTGTCCAATTGGCCGCCGGATCAGTGCTCTGCCGCCACGTTTCCGCCTTACCGTCAATCTGAGTAGACAAGTTGGCAATAGTCTCTTTGTAGTCGCCGGAAAGGAAGTTTTCAAGCGCGGTATCGTCTGTATAAGTATCTTTTTTCGCCCAGTCGGACGCATTATACTTTCCAGATGTGCGCTTAACTACGCAGACAAGGATATTTGTTCCGGTGAACCATGTATCGCCTACGTCATAAGGGGGAATCGGTTCGCCAACAAAAATCTGCGCCTTGCCGTCGATTTTGTCAAAAACATCGTCTGGAACGCTCATTTCATGCCAGCTTCCGTCCTTATAGATGTATTCGACATTGTTAGTCGTGTTATGCCACAAGTCGCCGTTATGAGCCGCTTTTTCGCGTTCCCATACGGTCAGAATGTTTGCGCCGGTGCTGTCTGTGATATTTGCGCCGGTATGGTCCTGCAATGGTTCAGATGTGCTATTATCTGTCCACTGTAAGGCCGGATCTGTTGCCTGGAACCACGTTTCGGCTTTCTTGTCGATCGATTTGGAGATTTCGACAAGTGCTTCGGCATAATCGGTGTAGATGAAATTGTTAAGTTCAGAATCGTCTGTATACTTAACCGCCTTGATCCAGTCAGAAGAATCATAGGCACCAGACTGTCGTGAGCGCTGACATCTCATAAGGTCGGAAGTATCATTTCCCACCCACAGGTCACCTACATCGTACGGAGGATACGGCGTAGCTGTAAAAACGCGGCGTTTTGAATCTGCGGTGTCTTTCGCTTCTGCGGCTTTCTGCATAGCAAGCGTGATATCGGTATCCTGTACGAGCTGCCAGTTCCACGCCGATCCGTCTTTCTGGAAGCGGTACGCATAGCCTTTCGACTTCCAATAGAATAAGTCTCCCTCATGAGCAGTCTTCTTCTCCTCGGTATCCCATTCTTTCGCCGGAACGTTGTTGAGCGTAGGCTCGTAATCGTAATAGAACGTTTCGATCTGACCGTCAATCTGCTTTTGCAGGCTGGAAATCATAGGGTTGTATATATTGCTCGTAAAGTCGTTCAGAGAAGATTCCGCTTTTTTTCCGGCAATATCTGCCACCGTTTCGCCCTGAATGGAAAGAGAAACCACGCTAAGCCGGACTTCTCCCGTTTCAGCATCCATGTAGACGGTCTGTTTTCCGTTTCTGTCCTGGATGATAAGGGTGCCGCCAACTCCCCAATCGAAATTAATACCAATAGTAGTCATGATCTTAGCTATCATGACTCCATCTACAGTAAATCCACCGTTCCAAGTCTTTCCGCCGTCGGTCGATGCTGTGATTGTATCAGCCGTTATTTTGAAAACACTTTTGGATTCCGCAAGTGTAGGCTTATCGTGCAGATAGTAGATGCTGCTGCCATCCGGCTGCACTTCGCTCGAAATATAGGTTCCAGGTGCGTTGGAAACCTGTTTTTCGAGAGCGTCCATCTGTTTTTCAAATTCTTTTTTAATAACCTGCTGCTGCTTTTTGAGATTCTGGTATACTTTCGAGCCAGATGTCGCCTTTTGCGACTTTACGGTTTCTGGGCTGTCTGTATCGCAAGAAATAGACGTACTGCCAAGGTACGTGTAAGTAATATTGCTCAGAACGGAAAAGAAAAGATTTCCTTTCATATCCTGCACGAAACACGGGTCCATAAACTCAGCAAGCGGGTTTGAAATGTGATCTCCGCTGAATGTGTAAAATTCCAGCCCGACAATAACATTTCCGATTAGCTGCAGTGCCTGTGCTTCTTTGCCGGAAATCAATGGATTTTCGATCAAGAAGCAGTAATCTTCCGAACCTACAATATAAGATTGCTTTTCATCTCCATCGTCGTTCTCCGCCTTAACTCCGGTTATCCGAATCATATCTGTCGAAATGCTCGGATTCTTCTGAAATCCAGAAAAATTCTGTGCTTTCGTGTAATCATACGTGCCATCTGACTTTTTAAGGCCGGAAAAATCATAGCTCTTAATAATAACAGCACCGTTGGAATCGCACATGGCATTTCCGCCAGCAATCATAGCGATATATCCGAGCATCTCCCTGCATGTAACATTTTCAGAAATTGCATCTACCACGAAATCACCATTTGTGAATTTCGCGCTGCCAGCAACAAGATTACACTGAATGCAGACATCCCGATAGATATTAAATATAGTCGCCGGAAACGTCGTATTTGCAACGTAACTATCGGATGTTTTCGCCATGTAATCTGCAGCAACAAGCGTAATTGTGGATCCCGGCGTGGTCGGCTCAACTACAGAAAAGATTCCCTCTTTGATTTTTTCTACGCTTCCATCATCCAGCGTCATTCCCGTAAAAAGCGTGATTTCTGCGCCGTAAAAGTCAATGGCATCAAATCTTCCGTCGTAGTTATCCAAATTAAGCTCTATTGTTCTTGAAAGCGCCACACCGAGGGGGAATGAACTTCCCCCATTGGTGGTGATGCTGTTACCGTCAATTCGAAAATCTTTGGACGGATCCAGAGTCAATTTTGTGCCGTTCCGTAAAACCACGTTCGCGTACGCATAACATGCCGAACCGTTTTCTACTTTTTCCCTAAATTCTGTGCTTACATTTTTCATGATGGGTCAATCCTCGTTACCTGAAAACTAAGACTTGTGCATTTTTCCTCTCCCTCTTTGAGGGAATACATCGCTGTGTCCACATTTGCAACATAAAATGCATGTGTCTCCCATTTTGCGGTTTTGATATTGAAATAATGGAAATCGAACTGAGACTTGAAAACAGTCTTTGAAAGGATTTCCGCTGCTGCTTCAAGGGTAATATCGGTCCATTTAAGGTTATATGCTTCAACTGTGAATAACCTTGTGTTGACCATTTTGCCGTTCATAAGCCGCCCGGAATCGTCCGAAGATGTTGCTGCAAAAGCAATAGTGTAACCATCTTCGTCAACGTCTGGCGGCGCGTAGCCATCAAACTGTAAATGATTTTGAGCCATGTATATCCTCCTTATGTCGTAGACAGCTCGAATGGGTTATTTCCACCCTGTATCTGCTGCAGCTTTGCTTCGCTGATTGTTTCCTTAAACAGGACTTTTCTGTCCAACTGTGCAACGAAAGTATAATTTCCATTGCCTTTTCCAGACTCTTCCCGGACAATCTTACGGATAAGCCCCTCTGGTGCTTCGATATTGTTTCCGCTTTTCTGATCTCCGAGCATTGCCAGAAACTCCTGGTTTGGTGGGATGACCGCACCGGATGCCAGATGTGGGATTCTTCCGATAGTTGGAATATTTACATGCGGAATTCTATTCACGCCGCGGATCAGATTATTGATTGCTCCGATTGCCTGATTAACCATGCTGATGATCCCATTAATCGGAGCACGCACAACATCACCAATTCCGCTCATGATACTCGAAAAGATATTTTTGACGCTCTGCCAAGCATTCCGCCAGTCACCAGTAAACGCGTATTTAATAAAATTCATAATCCCAATAAATACGTTTTTCATAGTTTTGAATATTGACTTAATCAAATCGCAAAGCACCTGCGGAGCAATGCCAGCTACGCCAAAATATTTTACCCAGTCAACAGAGAATAATTTTTTCACCAGTGACATAAATGGAGTTAAAATATAGTCTCCAATCCATTCAATTACAGCGCCGCATGTATCCGCAAATCCCTGTGCTATTTGTCCTGCACCGGAAAAAGCTTTTTTCCAGTCGCCCGTAAACACACCAACAAGGAAATCGATCAAACCGCCGAGCATATCCAGAATTCCGTTCGCCATTTCTACCGCAGCGCCCAATAAATCAATAGCCGCGTCGCCTAGCCATTGTACAACAGGAGCCAATAACGGAATTACATTTTGAAGAATCCAATTAATAAGGGGAACAAGAACGTTATTCCAAATTTGCTGTAGCGCATCAATGATTTTTGCGCACACATCAAGGAATTTATCGACAAAATCTGTAAGAGGTCCATTAATCAAATCTTCGAGCCGCGTTCCCCATTCATCGATGATAGGCACTACATAACTATTGTAAAGATCAAGCAATGTTGCCAAAATAGACGCACAGCCTGATTCGATATCATCAATAAATGGCTTAACGATCTCATCATAAAATGCAATGATTTTGTCGGATGTATCGTTTAAAAAGTCCTCGATAACCTGCGCGAGTTGCTGAATAGGTGCGATTGTTTCGTTAATCGCTTCAACTAATTTATCTTTGTTATCGATCCATGGCTGCCAGGCAAGATACATTTTATCGCGCTCGTATCGTGCAAAAATTTCTACAGCCAAGCCGCCTAAAGATGCAAAAATTCCGATAAGATTTCCTGTCAAATCCTGCGCTGTTTGTGTGCCAAACGTTTTTGCAAATACTTCGGCTATCGTTTTTGCGATAAGTCCGAATTCATCTGCAATTTCTGCTCCGACGTTGAAAACGTCAACCAAAAATTTCTTGATTCTATCTTTATTTCTGCTCAGATAGCTTTCAAAACCGCCTACAAGATTAACAGCCAGTGTAAGGCCTACGCTTGCTATTGATCCGGCCACGACCCCGAGATTATAGATTACAGATTCTGCAAAGCGTTTCGCAGCTCCTACTACTTCCGGGTCCGTGAAGATCTCAGCAAGATTCCTTTTGATGGATGCCAGATCCTTTTTCAGTTCTGCAAGCTGCGGTTTGTAATCTCCAAGGCCATCCCAGAAGCCGGACATAAACAGGTCTTTAATCTTTTTCAGTAAATCAAAAACTTTCTGCAGATTATCCAGAAAAGCGTTAGGGATCTGCTCTTCCGTGAACATCGGTGCACTGCCTGTTCCTCCTCCACCGCCGCCAGCTCCCGGGGATTTGCCGCCACCGCCGCTGCCGGAACCGCTGTCGCTTTTCGAATCCATCTTGTTCAGATCATCGAGAGGGGAAAGGTATTTTTCCGTTGCTTCTGCGGCCGCATCTGCCGCATCTGCCGCGTCGTTGGTTGCGTCCGCTACATCTTCCGCACTCGATGCCGTATCGCTTAGAGATGCCGCGTAATCCTTCTGAACAGCTAATGCTCGAGTATATGTTTTCTTACCAGACAGCATCGAAAAGAACATGCTTACGTAAGTTGCCGCGGTGCTAAGCATGTCGATGAATTTTGACAGAATCGGTGCAATCGCTGTAAGAATCGGCGCAAATGCTGTCGCAAGACTGTTTTTGAGCCGTTCCAAGCTGCCCCACAACATAGAGATAGCCGAGTTGGTTGAGCCGGATTCCTGCGCCAAATTTGACATTCCAGCCACAACCGCGCTTCTCAGCTTATTGAAAAGAACGAATAATGAGCGGATGCCTAGACCGTATTTTAGCAACGTCATAATTCCGTTTTTGGCATTTCCTGCAGCACTTCCGGTCTCTTTCAGAGAATTTGCGGCTTTCTTTCCACTGTCAGCAATTTTTTCGTTGGATTTTGCCAACTTTGACGCGTTGTCTGCTGTGTTTTTAGTCGCTGAATTATTCGCCGAGTTTGAATAGCTGTCAATGCTGTCTTTTACGTCATCATACGAGGTTTTTAACCGGTCATTGATACTTGCCAGCTTTTCTTCTTCCTGCGCCAACTTCTCCATTGCTGCAGCTGCTTCTTTTGTTGGCTCGGTTTTAATTACATCAGTACCAAATTTTTCTTTTTCGCGCATTTTCGCTTCTACTGCACTATATTTTTCGTACAGCAGATCGAGATTTTCTAAGGTGCTTTTAATTTCTTCATCATTAATTCCACCAGTATTTGACGCGCGCAATTCGTCCCATTTTGCTTTTGCCACATCAATTGCTTGACTTAATGACTCAAGCTCAGATTCAAGTTCTTTGTATTTGTAGGTCGGAGGTTCACCGCCTAACGCAGAAGAAAACGCTTCTCCGTTTTGTTCCAACTCTTGTAATTCTTTGTTTGCGTCATCAATTGTTTTCGCGAGCTGGTCAATATCGTACTGATAGCTTTTATATTTTTTGCTGTCCTCGCTGCCGCCCAGCGCCACGAATTTTTCCTGCGCATAGGCCAGCTTGTCCATCTGCGTCTTAGCAGACTCTATCTGTGCCTGGATCTCTTTGTATTCGTCTGTCGGTATCTGCTGTTTTCCGAGTTCAGCAACCTTTTCTTTAAGTTGTTCGACTCTTTTTTCCTGCTCTCTGTACTGATCGTTCAACTTTGAAAATGCATTCGCCTGCTTGTTAAGTGATGCTTTGGCCTTGTCTCCAAGACCATTAATAGACGAGATACACTGCCGCACATTCGCTTCCAGCTCCTTACTGCCAGCTTTTGCGCCGTTTGTGTCAATCTCCGTATCAATGATGATATAGCCGTCAGCCTGTCCCGCCATGCGTATTCCTTCCTACCGTGTAACTTTTAACGGTTTATGCCGGTGCTCCGTATGCTCCGGCAGTTATTTTGATATTCCGAAAAGCTCTCTAAGAGCTGCTTTTTCTTCTTCGCTTCTCTGGCCGCTTGCCGATTTGAGATCGATGATAGTCTTGTTATCTCTGTAATATTCCTGTTCCCACTTGTCCAGTTTCTTTCCTTTGGCTTTTTTATCTCGGATACTTACCACGGTCGCAAACGTGCCTTCGCCGATCTCCACGTAGAATGCAAAAAAAGTCCACCAGTGCAGATACTTCTGACCGCGCACATCTTTTCCGGCAACCTTATTGATAGACGGAATAATAATGGTTGCATCCTGTATCCAGTCCATTAATTTTGGCCTTTTTCGCTTTGTGTCCTCTGAAAATCCGCAGTCAATAAATTCACATGCTTTTTCTGATGCTTCTTCCCATTCGGTGGGTGGCATATCGTCAAAATCAATATAGAGGATAGCTAACATACTTATGACCTGTTCAGCCCTCTTTTCGTCCTCGGTCATATCTGGTTCGAAAATCTCGGGATCGTTCATACATTGCAAAATATCCAATACCACTCGGTAATCTGAGCGTATTGGATATTCTTTTCCTGCAACGTTGAGCGATGTCGGAAGGCTCCACGCGTCCATTATTTACGATATTTTGTAACGTACTTGTTCATACGTGTTCGAACTTTTTTCGCCCTGTGTTCGGTCTCAGTTTCGATCACGCGGCCGATAGCGTCAACAACTTCTTCGAAAAACAGTTTTCCAGAAGCAAGCGGAGAGAACGGGCCTAAGATGCTGAAAAATGATTCTTTTGAATCCGATCCGATCAGATAGGAAAGCTCATCAGCAACCATGTTTTCAACCTTTTTGATGTCCGCCGGTTCGTTTTCCGGCACTGAAAAGCTGTTCAGATGTTCTACAACCTCATCATATCGTGAGATAAGATTGGTGTCGGACGGTCGAAAATCAAATTTCCCGTATACATGGCCCTGCTTATTTTTGATGTAATAAGTTTTTAAGCCATCATCAATAATGATATCGTTACTCTGCGGTTTTACGAGTTTGTTGCTCATTGGAAAGCTCCTTTCTATTCGTGTGTGATCTTACGCCAGGGATGTGCTTTTATCGGAAGCTGGCGCTGCGCCCTCATTAAATTCCGGAGTTCCGGTTTTAAGAGAAGCTGCGCTTACGTATCCTTTTGTGAATTTGCCATCCTCAGAAACAGCGAACGGGATATTGAGACCTGCAGTATCGCCTCCGTAAGACTGCGGTTTTACGATGACTTCGCGTACGTACGCAAGATGATTGGTCGCCGCTGTGTCCTCCACGATGACCTCCAGCATAAGGGTTTTACAGGCATCGCCTTTTTTACGTTCAAGGGCGATATCTCGCAGTACCGGATACAGTTTGTTATCCGGGTCAGCATAGAACGGATCAGCGTCCATAGACGGCTCATATCCGTTGTCTCTCGTTTTGGTCTGGCCGAGAATGTTTTTGGTTGTTTCAGTGTCCGGGTTAAGCTCTACGGACATATCCTCGATGTCATCACCTACCAGCACCCAGCTTGCGGATGCCACGACTCTCTTGAATGTCGAATCAAGGTAAGTGGCCATTGCTTCACGCTCAAGTTTTGACATGTTTTTTCCTTTCTACCGCGTAACTTTTCGCGGTCAGCGGCTGCCGAATCGGTGCCGGTATGATTATTTTTTGAATTTCTTTCGATATTTTAATGACATGCTGATAACCCAGTCCTCCACTTTGTTTTCTGCCACCGTATCAAGATAAGATGGCGTAAGGCGGGTTATAGATTCAATAACTCTTCCTTCTGTAAGTGTCGGGTAAGATTCCAGATGATATTCTTTCCCATCCACCTGCACAGGCTGTTTTTCCAGCCATTTTCCGAGAGTGTCAAGAAATTCTTTGATTTCTGTCTTAATTCCCGGCGTTGTAGGTGCTGAGCGATACACGATGTAAAACGGATAGTTGCAAAGCTGATCCACAATTCCTGTGATGTATTTCTTTTCAGAAGCAACCACAGCTCCACTCACTGGATAGAATGCAATCCCTTCATCCTCTTTGAGCGAAGAAAACTTGATCTTTTCGGTCGGCTGAAGTCCGGGGAAAGTGTTCAGAACTGTTTCCAGCGCTTTCGTTACGATGTCGTATCCGTCCACATCGTATGTAACAGTTTTTTTAACCTCCTCCGGCACGTTTCTTCACTCCCTTCACCCATTCTTTGCCGTGTGCCGCTTTTGCGGCATCAAACCAGTGATCCGTAGCAGACGGATGCGCGGTTCTATCGAATTTCAGTGGTGTATCAGTAACAACTTTTTTTGCGCCAGGTCTCGCCCACGCTGAACGCGTCTCCGGATCAACCATAAGTTTTCCCTCGTACAGGAACCGTCCATACGGTGGAGCGCCTGCGCACACCTTTCCAGTGCCCTGCATGGATGCACTGCGCACTCTGGTTGCATCCACCATGATTCCGTCACGAAAAGGCATGTACGGGATCATATCATTCATAACCTGTCCATCAAGCCAGAACTGCGCTTCCTGGAACTGCTTGTCAAACCTCGTAAGGTCTACCTGTACCTTAACATGTCCATTCACGACCGAAAAACTGGGGAAATGTTTCGTATTGCTCATTATTTTCCCCCTATTTCAAAATGAGGAATAAGCCTGTACGGACCGCCTACATTGCTGATGGAAAACACATTATCGTATTTTTTATTCATGTAGTCATAGAATCCGCGGTCTACTCTGCTTGTGTATTCCGCGTCTTTCACCACGCCGTACATCTGTCGTTCAACGATTGTTGTAATCGGCATTTTTTTGTGATCCTGCACGTACGCTCCGTTATGGTCGATAAGATATGCTTGTTCTTTCTTCACGCAATAATCGCCCAAAACAAAGAAATCCTCGCTGGCGAAAGTGATCGTTCCCGGAAGCTCTTCATTTGTCTGAGCTTTCCAGGCTTTCGGCGATAACCATTTCTTTCCCTGCACCACAATCGTGCCGTTATCTGGCGTGTACGCCACATGCAGGCTGGCCGTATCGGCGCTGTCAATACCGGTCCTGACAATATTTGCGACCTTATCTGTGATAAGATCCACATGCTGCAGCACGGTCGGATACCAGAATACATTCCCGGTTTGATCTTCGTACCGATTGAAAAGAGTTATGGTTTCATCATACATGGTTTCACCTACTTCTTATTCTTTACAAGCGCCGTCTCATATTGACCGCTAAAACGTGATTTTCCATTTGAGTACCACGTATAGCCTTTGGGATTCGTAAGAGCATTTTCTACGGGTTTCCAGCCTTTAGGGGGGGGTATTGAAACGTTTTACCACCTTACCGTTTACAGTTTTCATCATTCCACTGTTGCTACCTCTTCCGCCCATCTCACAACCTCACTCCTGCATACAGGACCGGAACGCCGTCATCCGTCATAACGCCCTGTAGATTTTCGAGAATAATCTGTGTCACGAGCACGTTTTCTACCTTTTTGTCCATCGCCGCTTGTCCGTAGACGCTGGAATTTGTACCGCTGGTTCCGGTCACGTAGGAGATGCTTTCACTGCCGGAAGAAATCGAAGAAACGGCCTTATTGATGACCGTTCCATCTTCTCTTTTTACGGTTCCTACTGTTTCCATCGCGGCATTTTTTACGGTGTCGATCTGAAAAAGCGCATCCGCCAGTGTACAGACCGCTTTCTTGATCTTTTTCTGTGCCCGTTCGTTTTCCGGCAGCCCGTCTGCAAGCCGGTCGAATGTCAAAACATCAATTCGATCACTTGCCCGCTCGGCGTACCGCGGAAAGTCGGATTCTGGCACGGTATCGCCGAAATATGAAGTTGTGTAAAATTCATAATCTGCATAAGCCATGCCAGATACCTCCGTCAACCGTTGGACTTAATCAGTCCCATACGGATGTTTTTGTGATTGAATGCAAGTGACCAGTTCGCTTTTGCTCCGAGTTCCGCATTGGTCGGGGATTCTTTTGTGATTCTGTTTGCATTGATTGAGAATCCGTTCGGATGCAGCACGTAGCCCTGTTTTGTGTACAACTTACGAATACCGGCTTTGGTTTCCGGATCGTAGTCTGCATAGTACGGGTCCTCGTAGTTGGTTTTATCGCAGGTGAGCACCGTTCCAGATCCGATCATATAGCTCTTATAGATCGGAACGTCTGTAGATGTGTCTACCGTGAAACGATCAGATACAACTGGAATGAATCCGCCGATCGTCGGAAGCTCAACATCTCGCTCGATAGCATTGGTGATCGTGTACTTGTTGTAATCAACCAGCCCCATAGCCTTGTAACGAGCGTAGATGTAAGAGTTAAGGACCAGCAGACCCATGTTCTCGTCTGCGTCTCCAACTGCTTTCTGCTGCGCGAAAATCAGTGTTGTATCATTGATTTTGTTTGCATCGGTTACGGTTGTAACCCCAGAAGATGCCGTCGCCGAAAGATCCGTAACATGATCTTTCATACCGTCCAGTGAAAGAACTGCATCAACAATAGCCATGAGATCACGGGTTCTTACCTGCCGATAGAATCCAGCAACTGAATTCGCAACGTGCGTCATCGGGTCAGCGCCGGTCAGCTCTTTTGTGAAATCCTGGGATTTCCATGCTTTCATACGCTGGGTCAGCATACAAGTCTGTTTCTTTCCACTGATCTCTGTCGGGGTGTTGTCGGTTTCACCATCATTGTTGAGCGCGTGAGATTCATCCTCATCAATCGGAACATAGAACGGAAGTGTTGCAACGTTTCCTTTTGTTCCGATCAGATCCATGATCGTCTGATCCTGTACAAGGATTCCAGACGCTAAGATTCGGTCATTCCAGGTCGGCTGCTCGCTCATGTAGTCGGAGAACACCTCCGGATCAAATGAAAAGCCGCCAAAAGTACCAGTTCTTGGCATTGTGTTTCCTTTCTACCGCGTAACTTTTTGCGGTCAAGCGTTATCGCGTGATAACGGTGTTATTTCGAGAGTGCTTCGTACAGCTCGGGATCTTCTTCTCTTAATTTGAGTCTTTCATCAAGATTCATTTTGCGGAAAGTTTCTTTCGTAATCTCGCCGCCATTGCCGCCGGTTGTAGGCTGTGTGAACTTGGCTGCATTGCTCTTTGCCTTTTTGGCTCCGGCATCCGCGAAAATCCCTGCTTTCTGTTTTCCGTCCTTGTCGGTAATCATCTCTGTGAAGATATCCGAAATAGACTTTCCTTTTGCAGAATCAGCATCCAGCGCTTTTGTAAGCTCTGCGCGGTAGTAGTCGGCAGTAATATCGTTCAAAAACTCGTATTTCTTCGCTCCCTTTTCGTCTGTAGCCGTCAAGAAATCATTTACCTGTTTTTCGACTTCTGCCTTTCTGGCATCTGCTGCCCGTCCAGCTTTCTCTTCGTTGAGCTGTGTGGTGAGGGTTGTAACTTTCGTCTGTAATTCTTCGACGTTCACATCTTTGAATCCCTCCAGCTCTTTCTGCACATCGTCCAGCGAGTTCTTGTACTCATCACGCTTTGTAACTACCTTGTCATAATCTGATTTGGCCCGATAGTTTTCTTCCATCTTCTTTTTCAGATCTGCTTTTTTGTCTTCCGGAATCTCGATTTCGAGTTCTGAAAGAATTGCTTCGTAATTCTGCATTTTCTATCCTCCTAAACGTTGTTTTTAACTGCCCGTCGGCAGTAATGGATTTAGGCAGATCAACCTCTGCCGGGGTAATGGGAAAATAGGATTCGAACCTATCAAGCAGTCCAAAGATCCAGCATCTTATGGCAGAATCAAGGGGGATGATGCCAGTTTTCCATTACTGTTTCCCAATTGTGTAATTCATAGTAATAAGAAACACGCCGCGTTTTCAGAAAGGCTTGAGGAACGGAAAACGCGGCATATTTCAGACACGTTCCGAGCCTTGTGCAGGCTCTTAACAGGATCCCCTAGAACGTCGAAAGGAGGTGAATTGAACATCAAAATGACTTACAAGCCCATCCCAACTTCTTTTCACGCTCCTATCATACTATATTCAATGTTTTTCGTTGTACCCCTCTTGTCATCACGAATCAGCAAGCTTTCGTATCTGCTGCATGATAGCCTGTCTTTCGTCGCGAAAATCCGCATCAAGAATCATCGCCTGTAACATATCGAACACCTCAACCATCAGGCGGCCGACGGAATCCATAAGCTTATCTTTGTGCGCCGCGTCTCCGTGTTCCTGGTACGCCATTTTTGCCGCAATGTACTCGTCATACAGCGCGTCAATATTCTTATCGTATTTTCCATTGCTGTACTTCTTAATCAGCGTTTCTGACGCGTCCATCATGGCCGCAGGAATGCTCTCACACTCCATTTTTCGCATATTGCATAACGTGGTCGTGATTTTGAACATTGCGTCAAGGTTATCTGTCGTGAGTTTCTGCATCGCAGATTCTTTTTCTCTTTCCAACTGCTTTTCCAGCACTTCTTTCACGTTTCCCATCATTCAACCTCGATTCCTTTCATGCGTTTTTTGTATTTTTCGTTCAATTCTTTCTGCGACTCAGTGATATGGACCATATCATAGCCGGTCGAGATCAGATCAAGAATAATTTTGTCAACCTCTTTCAATTCATCGCCCACATCATCTATCAGCGAAGCTACAAGCATGAAATCTTCCACATTTCTTTTTTCAAGTAGCATTGCGGCATAGCTCTGATATACCGCTTTTGTCTCCTCTTCCCATTCGCGATAGGCGGAAAATCCATCCTCTACGGCTTTCTGCTTGGTGCCTTTTCCGACGGAAATGCTTTTTGCGGCATACCATCCGTCCGGAATCATTTTAACCTCGCCAGAAAACGCATCTGGAATAATTTTCCCGTGCCGTTCGATGTAATATCGGCACACCTTACGGCGCTCAAGGCTTTCTGCGATGTGCTGGTACTCATGTATCCGTTTATAACCTTTCAGCCCGAGAAAATCGAAATAATCTGCCATCTGGCCGTGCATCATGATAGCTGCCACGAAGCGGCTGTTGATTTCCGAAAAAATAGCATCCGCATCTGTTACGTCTGTTTTGCTTCGGAAAGTAATCATGATTCGTCACCCCCTACGCAACTTTTTTGATGATGAGGTTCGCGTCTTTTACCAGGACTTCGGTTGTAGAAATATTTCCGACTGATACAGTAAGGCTTGTTCCTGCCGGTACAGGGATCAGCGTGTCCGCGCTCACGTTCTGATAAGTGTTCGCCGTAACCACGGTATAGTCCATCTCTGTTCCTCCAACCGCTTCTCCGTTCAGTTTCAGCGTAAGCACGGTCGCGCCTGCTGCCGCCGCTGTTACGTTTCCATTGAACTGTAATTCTACTGCGATCGGAAGGTTCGTCCGATTCGTGATTGTGAAAATTCCGCTTCCCTCGATGTGGTTCAGCCATCCGCTGGAGCATCCACAACGACGGGATTTTACGCGGGTATTGGTAAATACAACATTCTGTCCTACCGCTACTGTCTGTTCTGTTTTTGCAATTACATTTAGCATAATTTCTCTCCTTTTTTGAAATGAAACAGGGGCAAGCTCCGCGCCTACCCCTGCAATTTTGCACAACTACTGTTTCGTAGATTTGGAATCTTCCAACATGCTGATTATTTTATTTTGGTTTTCGATGATCCGGTCAAGGTACTTTCTGTCCTGTTCCTGCAGGTGTTTTGCGATATCCGCATTGCTCGCCTGCGATAGGTCGCTCTGATAATTCATCGCCTGCAGGAATACACCGAACAGGTTCAGAAGATCGAGCGCGGACAGCTCGCTTGTGCTCATCACAGCACGTTACCGCCATTTCCGCAACATCCGCCGTATCCGGTCATGTTGTACGCGAAATACGGGGAACATGTAAGATAAGCCGGTGTAGGTGTCGGGCGTACCGCATCAATGATTGTACGGGTCTGCGAAACCTGTGAAATCTGATTGTACGCGTTCTGCAGATCGCGGTCACGGTCTGACAGCTTATCCCTGAGTGCCTGGATGGTGTTTTCCTGCATCATCTGTCTGGTTGCGTTTCCGTCGGCCAGAATGCTCTCTTTGATGTCACAGCAACACTGTGCCATCTGAGCCTGCATATTCTGTGCCATGAGTGCCGCATCATATCGGCTCTGCAGGATCTCTTTCTGTGTTTCACAGCAACAATTCTGCTGTGCCGCCTGCACCTGCTGTAAGCCGAGCTGATTGGTATACCGGTTTTCCAGTACGTCTCTCTGCGTCTGGCAAGCTGTGTTGGAAACGTTCTGATTGGTATTGAAAATGTCACGTTTGACAAATTCATCAGAAATGAAATTGTCCTGCACGCCAGTCTCAACGCCGCCACGGTTCCATCCGCCCATCATCGGGAACAGAAATGCCAGCAGAATAATCCAGATCCACCAGCAGCCACCGCCCCAGTCATCGTCATTGTTTCTCGTTACGGCTGCTACATCAGCCGCGCTAAGTCCCATTGTTCCATCTGTCATGGTTCTTTCTCCTTATCCTTCTATTTATTAAGGCTGTGCACCGCCCTAATATCTTATTTCATCAGCCCAGAGAACTGCCCCGGGTCCATCCCGTTCTGTCTGCACATGTCCTCGAATACCTGCTTTGGGTTCTTACCTTTGCACATATCCATAGCTTTCTTGACGTTCGGGTTAGTCTGCGCCATCTGTTCTACTGCGGCCTGCGGGTTGCCCGCCTGTTTGAGCTTATTGACCATCTGCATAGCCTGCATCATCGCGCCCATCGGGTTGTTACCGCCGCCCATATTGCCTATCATGCTCATTAATGGATTCATACGGGTTCCTCCTTATTCTCCGGCTTTTCGCCTAATCGCGTCAGCAGAGCGTCAAATTCCTGCCGCGTAACATATTCTTGTCTTTCTTCTTTCGGCTGGCTCTGTGCCGGGTTTAGGGCTTCTGGCGAGATCTCGGCGAACTGAAATACCTTGAAAGTCGCGCTTCCCATTCCGTCCACAGACTTAACGTAGAACACAGGGCTGTTGTTGTCCATCATCCAGGCAGTGTGTCCAGGCTGGACAATCTGATTTCTTGCGCCCTCGATACCTGCAACCTGTATCCAATTTACGTTGCTGGTCTGCGCCTGCTGCTGTTGCTGACTTTGTGGTGCATACATGCTCATCTGCTGGTTTCTCGCCTGTTCCAACTGATTAATTCTCTGCTGCAACATTGCCTGTTCGTTCGCAAATGCTTGCGGGTCAATATACGGATACATATTCATTCCTCCGTTCTCTTTCTACCTTTATTTTAGGCGTAAAAAAAGGACTCTGACAGTTCGTCAAAGTCCCATAAAAGGCTCAAAAAAGATTTATTAGTTAGCGTAGACAATTCTTTTGCCATAACGCATCGCACATTCATGTTCAATTGTGCAACCATTGTATTTCTCCCAATCTTTGCAAAAATAAACCACATCAGCTTTCCCTAATAATTTTAAGCTTTCCCCCAAATACCACAATGGGGTTGCATCGTGCGGTGCACCCTTAAAAAACGAGTCAATCACTTCCACATTTTTAAATTTTGAAATAGCATTTTCCCGCTCTGCCAAAATTTCTTCATCTGTTTTACCTTTCATAGGCTGTGAAATAAATAATTTCATGCTTTTTACCCTCTTTCTTTGATAAATTTAACATACTTTTACGATTTTTGTATTTACGTTTCTACTGATCCGTTTTGCCGTAGAAACAGAAATGTTCATTAGTTCCGCACCCTTTTCAAGCGGAATATTCCTACTCCGATAATCAAAAAGTGTACGTTCGTCACGCGTAAAATTACAATACGTGCGAAAATATTCCAGCTCCGGTACTGTGAATTCATACACTTTCAAGATAAGCCCTCTTAATTTTTCTTGTCGGTCATCGCATTTACAAGTTCTTCCCTCGTTTTTTTTAAGCCCTCGATGTTGTTCCCTGTAATCTTATTTTCGATCAGATTGAACATGCTCCTCATTATCAGATTCATATCATCTCGTTGGGTGCGGATAGAGGTATAATCTTTCTCAAGTTTTGACTTGATATCCTTGATATCCTCCTCCATCGTCTGCATCCTCTTTTCCAGATCCCTCTCTGGCTTTTTGAATTTCTTCCATGCTCCGGTCAGAACCACAATCGCGCCACCTACTGTAGTTATCCAGCCGCAGAGAATCATGATTTGATTAATCGTCTCAATCATCTGCTTTTTCCTTTTTGCGTTTTTGATATCGCCGTGCATCCGCTGCGGCTCTTGCTGCCTGTTTTCGGTCCCAATGGGCTATTTTCAATCGCTCATCATAAGGGCGCAGGTTGTTGTCTTCGCAAAACTTGCGATATGCTTTATTTTGCTTACTAAGCAAATTAGCTTTTTGCTCTGTTCTACTTTGCAATTTGCTTTTCGTCTCGTCATCGCTTGCGTTGTCTATAGCATATTGCAAAGTTTGAATTTGCCTTTTGCTGTTTCGTATTCTGCGCTCCAACAATCGTTGCCGCTTCTGTGCTTCTTCAACCTTACGATTATCTGCGTATGAGATGTTCTTAGCGTCAAATGGGTTGTTCTTTCCGTCTCCCGATCCGAAGCTATGACGGCAATTCCAGCCACCCAGCCCCTCGCCGGTGCCGTATCCGGTCACCTCGTAGAAATTCGGGTATTTCTTGTTTTTTCCGGTTCGGGAATAGAATCGCCCTTGCCACCAAAGATGATTTCCCGGGTTCTGCCCGCCGTCTCCCGTTCGTGCGCCTACATGAGCAGAAACAAGAATAATATCCCAGTCCATCTCCTCCATCCGCGCTTCTGATACATCGCACGCCGCCTGCGCTATACCGGTGCGTACGATGGTCATGGTCGCAGATTCAAGGCTCTGCCGGTATCCTGTCGGGTACTTGACTGTCAGCCCCTCCTCGGACACTTTCTCGATCAGATCAGCCACCACAGCGCCGTAAGACTCTCCGCCGCTCAGAACCCTGTGATAGGCGCTGTCAAGCTCGTTGATAAAAAGTCTCTGCGCTTCTTCTGCGGTCGTCCGGGTGAAGTTCCGCCATGTGCCCGCGGTCGCCTTATAGTCTCTTTCCAGTACGCGCATCAGTGTGGGGGAAAGAAGAAGCGGCGTAGGTACCAGCCCAGCCGCCTTATATACCGCGTCGTCCCACTTGAGCGTCTGTATTCCCGCGTCAACGCAGGCTGATTTGATCTCTGATAGCTGCTGATTGGTCGCCTTTGCTATCTCTTTCTGGATATCTTCCAGCAGATAGCCAGCTTCCTGCAGTGCTTCGATTCTCCACTTGTCCGCCGCCGTCAGCATGTAGTTTTCGCCGCGTTCCATGCGTGTTAAAATCGCCTTGACGATCTTCCGCATGATCCGGTTGTGTAAATCCTCTGTGATGGCTTCTGCGCCCTCTGCCGCGTGCTGCAGATACTCCGGGGTAAGCATGTCTTATTCCTCTTTCTGTGCCTGTTTAATGATCTGGTTTGCTCCGGTGCTTGCTAATCCGCTGACAATGCCGACGGCTACCGCATTAAGCACGTCATGCGCCGGAAAGTCCGGGATTGTGTACATACCAACAACGCCAAGCACCGCTCCCGCCAATCCTACTGCGCACGGAATCCACTTGTTGCTAATATCCGTTGCTTTCATCACCATGCCTACCAGATAGCAGACTACTGTGATGCATACTACTGTTGCTACTCCACTCATATCCATGTTATCATTCCTCCTTATATTTGCTGTCAAAAAGCTCATCCTCTTTCGGAGTGGCTTCTTCGACCATTGCCTTTGCGTCTTCCTCCGAGAATCCCTCGAACTTGACGAAATACATCCACGCCGGTACTTTTCCGGCATTAACGTAATTCCACCAGCGTGCGCGGTCCTCCTCGCGGTTGTACGTAATATCACCGAAATCATACGTTACTTCGTACTCTCCCGCCGGACTCTCGCCGTACAGATCCGCATAGACGCTCAGCGCGTAATAGACGGCATCCATGCACTTCTCGAGCTGATCCCGAACATCCTTGATGTATTGGATCGTCCGCCGGTCATCGGATTCAACCTGAGTTGCTGTTACCATACCGGTTTTTTGGTCGAACACGAAATAGCCGTTGGAGAATCCAGCCTTATAGCCGATCTGCGACAATAACGCATTGATTCCCTTAACCCTCACTTCTGTGTTGAGTGTCGGGTTGATTTCCTGGTAGAAAGAATCCGGCCCATCGCCGTAGACGTTTCGAACGTACTTCGGCAAGTTCGACGTTGCGGCAGCTCCCGGGTTCACCTTATTAACCGGCGTGCCAGCCGGAGACAATAACCGATCATCTGCCAGAACGATTCGTTCACTGTCGTGGATTTCTCCGGTCATGCGGGAATACGCAATATCAAGATCTTTCAGTTCTTCCATCGCTTCTGCATACACCGGCAGGCCGAGCGGTGTTGACTTGTCCACGTTGTTCGCTTGCGGTGTCACGAATACGCCAAACATCGGGCCATCCAGGCTTTCTCCGTTCGCTTTCAGAATCGGCGGGGAGTCTGCCATAAGCTCAGACCATTTCGTATCTTTCAGATCCACCGGATCTCCGATTGAATCCGGTGTTTTCGACCGATAGGCCCGATTGGAAATATAGTAAGGGCGTACTGTATCATCGCCCTGCTTCTTTTCTTCGAATCGGTGGTATTCCAGCCGCGTGTAGTACCATTTTCCTTCTGTGTATGTATCCTTGAATATCATTCCGGTGATATTCTGGTTATCATAATCAGTAATAAGCACTTCGTCCGGTGTGAATACGTCCAGCGTCTTCCCGTTTGGTTTGATAACCACCATACCGTACGCGCATCCATATTCCACCCATTTGCGGATGCTAAAAAATACCGCGTCCGTCTGTTGCTGCAGCCATTCCGCCCGTGCTGAACCCTCAATTGTGATCTTAATTGCAAGTGTAGCAAGCCGCGCCGTCTCAGAGCTTAACGATTTTGCAAAATTGATTGTTCGGATGCCGTTCTCTATATCTTTCCACGCCGGTTCCCCGGAATAAACCGCAGCGCATTTTTTTATGACCGTGTCCATAACCGGCGATTCGATCACGTCAACGTTAAACGCCTGCTCTGCTTCGCTCTTAAAAAACATGCTCAGCCACCTCTTAATAGTTGTTATCAGTCCCATTCCTAGCCCTCTGTTACTTTTCTGCCGCACATCGGGCAGTAATTGACGTTATGCGGCGTTCCCTCGATGCTACCCGCCGCCCGTGTCTCGACCATCGTATTCCGGATCAGTTTACACTGATAGATGTATCGTGCACGCTGATCGAATCTTTCTAAGGTCTTCCAGTTTTTCAGTTCGTCGCAAAATTCGCACATTATGCACTATACCCCCTGCGCATTGATATTGGAGAGGTAGCATACCTGAGAGAATCTATCCAATGGTCATCACCATCTGGATAGTCTGCTATCACTTCTCCATTTGCATCAATTTCATGCTCGTAATTGATGATTTCTTTGTATGCTCGCGGCGTGCGCGCCGGATCAATAACAAGCGTTCTACACTGGAGCCACTCAAAAGTATATTTTCGGCTGCCCGGAGTAACAAGCGCTCTTCTAGCCGGAAGTCCTTCATCTCGGAAGTCTACTATGCTTTCCTCTTCGTCTACACCACAGTATATAGAATAATCATCATAGCTCTTATCTTTGATCTGCTTCGCCATGGCGGCATTTCTGATCTTACATCCGCCCAGTTCGTCAAGCAGATACACTTTTTCTTGACTAGGCACATAAGCCGCCCGAATAAATGCTTTCGGATCCGGATACCAACCCCAGTCTTGTCCCTGGTAGATAGACTGGAATTTCTGTATTTCCTCGTCCGTAATGGTTCGGATCTCAAGAAGCTCAAATATATTCGTTCCAAGTCCAACCGGAATACCGAGATACTCATGCTTATACGCGCGCTCATTGGTCTTTTTAAGGTGTTCTGCATCGTCGATGAACTGCTGTCCAAGCCATTCAACAGGAACGCTTGTGTAGTCGCTCTTGTGCCTGTAACTGTCGTCTCGTGGCTCTTCAACGTATACATTCGCCCAGTTGCTCCGGCTGATCGGCGGGTTGAACGTCTTGAACACAACGAACTTATCGCCACCACGCAGCACGGACTGTTGTACGGTTCTGATTTCTTCGATTCCGGCGAACTCGTCAAGTTCCTCAAACCACAGATATTTAAACCATCCGCGGCTTGCCTTGATTGATTTCGTTTTCTTTGCCTTATCCAGCCCGCGAAAGATAATCTTCTGTCCGGTCGGCTTATAAGTGTACTGCATAGGACTTACACTCGCAGACCAGAGATCATTTGCACCGAGCGCATCAATTCCCCATGCAATCTGCTCAAATACCGACTCTCGCAGTGTATTTCCAACTTTTCGGAATATTACAGCGTTTGTGTGCTCTCCTTTTTCCGCATCCATCATCATCCCAAACGGAATCTCAGCACCTACGAATGATGACTTTGCGGATCCACGCCCGCCGTACAGATCATAATAGGTGTGGTTTCCGTCCAGAATATCCCAATGCACAGAATAGAATGCAGGCGCTATGATGTCAGTTAGATTTACTGCGTTTACGCTGCTTTCCATTCTTTCCCTCCGGGCGCGGAATGTTGTTGATAATCGTGATACCCTCGCCGTTTGCTTTCGTTTTCTCCGTCAGTTCAATTCGTTTCATAAGCTCCCGGCCTGCCGCCATCCTAGTATCAATCGACACTTCAAGTCCAAACTGATCCTTTATTTCACCTCTCATAACCGAAGTGTAAAATTCCTGTATTTCCTTGATAGTAGCGACCTTTTCGCTCTCCACTTGCTCCTCCAGATGGCGTAAATACTCTCTGACATTCGGCTTTTTTAAGTTCTCACTTGCCATTTGCGGCGCTGTCTTCTCAGAATACCCCGCTTTTCTTGCCGCTTCCGCCTTGTTTCCGCATTCCATCAGCTCATGGCAGAAATCTTTTTGTTTTTTCGTTACGCTCATCTAATCACCTCTGTCTATTGCCATTCTTGCAGTGCCCTCCACATATCTACCAGACAGTTCAGCAAGTCAAGCTGTGATGCTGTCCTGATGATCTGATAGTCCATTTGTTTCCACACGCCAGCTTTCCCGAGGAAATCAACAGGGGTTGAGAGTATATACATGGTTATCATTCTCTGTTGCTCCTTCGAATAGAACTGTGTTGTCCCTATCTTCACGATTTGCCCATTCTTCACCAGCGCGCGTTGCAATTTTTTAATGATCGCGTTTAGGTTTGCCATAATATCCTCCCCTTCCTATCGATCAGTCTTTCTTTACCCAGCTCTTCGTCTTTCCATCCCACCGAAAGCCTTTTTCTTTTAACATGCTTCGTATGTTGTAGGTTTGTCCCGATACGCTGCTTACCTTGTCCCATCTGATACCGTAACTTTCAATTCCTCTGGAATCATCGTAGCTCACAATACCATGTTGGATTTTATACGTCACATCTTTTGTGTTCGCTTTCGGGTCCAACGCGGATTGGCTTTTCCTGCCTATTCCGCTTGCCCCCCTCGTCCGCCCATATCGTTTACCTCTTCAATTTCTTTCCTGTTTTCCAGTCTATGCCGCGTTTTGTAAGCGTTCTTCTGGCTGCCTGCACGGATTCGTTATCCGAATGACCTTTCGCGGTTTTCAGTAACTTATCATACTTACCTGGTTGTGTAATTTGTCCAGATGCAACTTTTTGATTGTATTCCTTGATTGCTGATTCTCGCTTTGCGGCGTACTTTTCTCTTGCTTTTGCAGCATCTTTTTCGAATTTTTTCTGCTGTCTCTGCGTCATTCCATGAGGAATACGCATCTTATCTACCATGTAATCACTCATAGGAGAGGAAAGGCCTCTTTTCCCCAGAAACTCCTCTAATGATTGCTTGGTGCTTCTGTTTTGTAAGTTGCTGCTACTTCCGCGCCCCCCCAATTTAGGTTCCCTCCTTCTTGTATCTCTCCTGGAACGCTGCGACCTTTTCCACGTCTCCTTCCAGCTCTTCCGGAACATTTCCGAAGAAGATCACGCGCTCCGGTGATAATCGTTTCATCATTTCTTCATATCCCCGCAGGAATGCCGCCTTTTTCGCCTTGCTGTTCTGCGTTCCCACACTGGATACTGCCACCACGCTTCCCACCGGCTCGCCATCAAAGCACCACTCGAACGAGCTTTCGTCGCTCCATGCGATCGTAGGTATTACACGCAGTCCATTCATTTGCATATATGCCGCGCACCAGTGTTTTCTGTAATGGTTGTAAATCTGCATGGCTTTCGGAAAGTCCGTGTACATGCTGAAATCCGGTGAAAGCACGTAGTCATAGTCTCTCAGTACCTCAATGTAACGATCCGGATTATTCCATACTCGTTCGAACTGGTAGTCATCCAGGAAGAAATGAACGCCTTTCCCGGCTCTTTTCGTTGTGTTGGCCGCGTAGTTGAATCCGATCCACTCACACGGCTTGTACTCTTCCGGCATAATTTCGGGGATTCCGTACTCTCCCACGCCGGAAAAGATCATTTTCTCGAGATTGTCATAAGTCTTGTTTGTAGGCATAAAAATCACCCCCATACTAATACACTTCTATTCTTAGTGTACTTGCATGGGGGCTTTTCGTTGTACCCTTTTTGTGCTTAATATCAGATTATTTTTCCGTTTCTTCGGATTTTTTCTCCGCTGATGGCCAAAGATCCACATCATAACCGTTTTTTAAGATGAAGTTTTTATCTGTGATGCTTAGAATCAACTCATTCTCTTTCGTACGCACCAAAATTTCGCTTATTTCTTTCCCTCCGATTATCATTCTAACTCCTTCCCGTGCAGAAGCAGCAATCTATACAGTTCCTCGATTGTCTTCCGCCTGTATCCCTGGAAATCTTTCCGCTGCATTGGGATGTACTGCACCTGGCTGATTCGGTCATACCCAATTCCAAGCGTAAGATTCGCGAACAGGGCACTCGATATCTCCGGGCAAGTCTTCTGTGCAGCCTGTAAGATAAGATTCTGGTCGTAGTCGTGCGCGTTTCTGCAATATGATACGATCTTATCCCCAAGTTCTTTCGAAATCCCGTAATCTTTCAAAAATGTGCCACGAATGCTCATGGTGCAGCTCCTTTCTGCGTTACGCTTCTTTTACCTCATCTCTTAACTGGCAGAATTTGTAGGTGACGCAATACTCTCCCACACTGAATACCGCAATATGTGTAGAGATATCAACCAAAGTTGCATCGCTCCACTGATACGAATTTACGTTGCCATCCGCGATTGACGGGCGGCGGATCTTATACCTGTTCCCTATCACAAGCTCTTCTTTCGTCATTCTGTCTTCACTCCTCCGGCATATCCATATACCAAGCTTTTTCGATTTCATCCACTAAATACACAGCAACTCCTGCGTTGCATAACGCACTCTGCGTTGCGATCATGTCCAAAACTTCCATTTCTCTTTCTTCTGTTTTGTAAGTTCCAAGCTGTTCGAATTGGTCTGCGCAGATTTTAAAACAACCTCCAACCGTCTCAGCCACATAAAGCACTCTGCAAGTATCAATATTGAAGATTGCTTTCTTGTCCTGTCTTCTAATCAGCATCATCTTCCTCCTCTTCTTCTGGCATTTGATACACATATTCCTGTGCAAGCGCTTGATACACGGTTACACGGATTCCGCCGATCCCTCTACCCGCGTAAATGATTTCATCTGCTTTGCAGCATCCAATTTGCTCAGCAATTTCATCAAGAACCTTTTCTGCTTTCTTTTTTGTTTTATAGACTCCCAATACGCCCGCTCTTGTCTCAATAGCGTACCGGCCATCCGATCCGCAGAACATACGGAAATCATTTCCGTATGTATCTACCACAAGATCTTTGTTTTGACTCTTAACTATCATTCTTCCTCCTTTTTCCTCACGCAAACCTCAACTGTCCCTGGCTGTCATCGATATTCAGATTCGGCACCCGCTCCCCTACTTTTAGGTATGGGCAGTTTGCTTCTACCAGCTTTTGCGCCATGATCGGCACCACGCTATTCCCGATCCGCGCCACCTGCTTTGACTTTGGATACGGTTTCCAGTTGTAATCTTTATCTATGATGTAGTCTTTTGGAAATCCTTGCGCCAATTTTAACTCCTCCGGCTGCAGCATTCTCAGATAGATGTCCAGCAGCACATATTCGCTTCCAAGAATCGTAATTAACGCAAACCTGTCTTTCGTTACTATCGTGTGTAATGGTTCACTTGTTGTCTGCCCTGTACCACAACCATAATATTCCATAATGAATTGTGATACCCACGTAGCTTTCTGAGCTATTTCCGGCTTAATTCCAGCTTCTTTCAGTTCTTCCCATTTCACTGCAAGAACCGAAACTTGTCCAAAATGTCCAGGACTTGTTGTAATCGTGTGCATTGGCTCACTCATCGGCTGTCCAACCCCCGATTTATAGAACTTTTCAAGAAACATAGCTACCAAACCGTAACGATTGCTCGTGTCGATCGTTTGCAGCGGATCTGCAATGTTCTGACCTCTTACCTCGTTCTTTGCAGTTTCCGAATGATACTGAATAATATCCTGTCCACGGAAGTTATCGCCGCCATGATTCACTTGCACTATAAATGGCTCTGGGTTATTAAAAACAAATTTTTCTAATCCTCTTGCCGTGCGTTTCATCGTATTTTGTGCAAGCGGTTTTTCCCGTCCAAAGATTGACTGTCCCAAGTCGCTGAAATTCAAGACTGATGCCACCGATACCCACCTTTGCTTTCCGTTTGTTCTATCCTTACTGTGTGTAGGTTCCGGCCACCGAATCTCTTTCCCATCCCGTCGGAACACCGCATACCATCGTCTTCTTGCGGTCGGTGCTCCATAATCGGCAGCTACCAACTCCCGGCAGTCAAATATGTATCCAAGGCTTTTCATCGACCGGATGAATTTCTGATAATCTTCACCCTTTTTCTCTGGGATCGGATATCCCTTTTCATCCAGCGGCCCCCACTGCTGTATTTCTTCCACATTTTCCATCAGAATCACATCCGGCAGAATCTCTTTCGCATGCTTATACACCGACCATGGAAGGATACGCAGACCGCGCTCCCGTGGTTTTCCTCCCTTGGCCTTGCTGTGGCTCGTACAGTCCGGGCTTGCCCACATCAATGCCACATGCTGATCTTTGACGTATTTCCGCAGGTTGACCTTGAAAATATCCTCGGTCAGATGCAGCGTGTTCGGATGGTTTGTTTTGTGCATCAGGATGGCGTCCGGATCGTGATTGATCGCAATATCTACCGGCCGCCCCAGTGCCATCTCGATGCCGACGGAGGCGCCGCCCCCGCCAGCAAAGCAGTCAATAATCAGATCCTTCATTGTTTGACCCTCTTTTCGAGAAATTGTTTTCTTTGATATTTTTCATTTTTTTCTTTTGCCCCGGCCGGAGGCTGGCTCCTTTCT